AGGTGCTTGCGCCACTGGCAATGGTGGCGGCAGCGCGTCCATGACTACATCAGAATTTTCTTGAGCATTTCGGCAGCAAAGCCTGGACCAAGCAGAGTGACAGCAATCAGCGCATAAAGAATGTACTCAATGCGGCTCATACGCTTGCTACCGGACTCAAACGACTTTTGGATGGCCTCGTACCGCAGCGCACAAATTTCCTCGTGCGTTTGAAGTCGTGCATCGGTTGCGTCAACCTGATTCATTAAATGCCTTCACCTTGCACGATGTAGACAGTGGATGCTGCCGAGGCAAGACCGCTAAAATACGATGTCCGCGCAAAGCGCAGAATCTCAACAGCTCCAGGCACAAGCACGATGGCTGGGCTTGGGTCTCCAGCTATAGGTGCAACAGCATTTGCCGTAGCCAATGCCGCAGTCGTACCAACACCCAAAAACACTGTATTAATGCTGTTGTTGATGATTCGATATTGACCTGTTCCCTGTGCATCAAGTCTACCGCTAACCAACGCCTGAACGCCAGTAGGCGCACTAGCTGCCGCAGCAACTACTACGGTCTCGCCAAGAGGCGCAAATGCAATTTGTGAATTAGTGGACATAATTTTTCCTTAGTTTTCTAAAAGAATTTCGTCGCCATTTTCTTGCAACAAAAATCCACCATCTTCAAGCAAAAGAACACTTTGTGTCGGACTTTGACTTGAAAGTGGAACGACTTTAGGGCGTGAAGCAATATAACTTAACACACCACTTGTTATAGATGCTCTGACTGCTTTTAGCATTTTTTCACCACTCAGCTAAATCAGCGTATTTTTGCCCGTCTGCACCACATTCAGCAAGAAATTCGTCTTTTTGGTCTGCGCTGTAGTTGCGGCACTTTACGCGTTTGAGTTCCACAAGATCGCCGTTATTGTCTGGCGCTTCTTCAAGCCAAGTGGCTTCTAAGGTGTTTGATTTAAGATCATGGCATATTGATGCTAAATAAATCATGCTGTTACTCCTTTAATTAACGAAAAGTTGATTACGGGGGCATCAGTTGCAACACCGCCGGTTGTGTAAAACGTGATATCAAAACTACCCGCAGCAAGCGCAGTCACCAACAAAACGTAAAGATTTGTCCCCGATTGCTGGTTCAAAATAATAGTGTCCGTTGCCGCCACCAATGTATTGGTTACCGTAAATGTTGCAGCTACTATTGACCCTGCCGCTGAAAACATTGTGATCTGTCCAGTAGGCTTGCTTAATGTTACGCCAGTTGTTCTGCTGGTGCCTTGCGTAACCGTACCGCCAGCGCCAGTGCTATAGCCTAAACCCGCCGCGCTCGTTACAGTCGAATTTCCGCTAGTGTCAATCTGAAACTTTTTGGCGCCCGAAGTGTAAAAACCTATCGGTAAATATGATGATGTACCTGTTCCATACGCCCCTGACCGAAAACTTACCTCAGTTGCGCTGATAAGCACTTGTGCAATTTGTGCATTTGTAGGATCGCTAACGTTAGCCGCTACAATTTGACAGCCTCTATTTGTTCCATTTGGAATAGCAGTAACAATGGTTGCGCCGTTTACAACGCTATTTTGAAACATCAAACGGTTTGCAAGAGTATTATTACTAAAATCACCAGTGATGCGTTGTCCAGTGGTGCTAAACGCTAAATTGCCTGTTGATATTGTGGCATCAGCCATACTTACCGACCGGCCAGCGGTTAAATTGGATACGGCAACTTTTACCGTGGTGCTTGATTGAACAATGGGCAAAACTTCCGTACCCGCTAACGGGGTTGTTGCGGAGGTAAGCGCCGAGATTTTGGTGTCTGCCATAATTAAATTGCCTTTACAACTATTTCGGCGCGGCCATCACTTAGGATTTTTCGCACCTGACCTACTGAATTTCGGTATTGCTCAAAAGTTGGGCTTGCCACGCAAACGCCTTTGATGCCATCACCGTCTTTTGTTGGGATAATGTACTCACCCACCGCCGCGCCGGTTACATTGACCGGAACTTTCCCGCAATAGGATATGCGGTCAACAGTTGCCCTCACCATCTCTAGCTGGGCTTTATAAACATTTACTGCGTTTTGATGTGAGGCCAATACGGTTTGTTCCCATTGCGCTTTGTGGTCACTCAAAGTCTTTTCGTATGCGGCGGTCTTTTGCTCAAAATCAGCAAGTTCTGCATCACTTTGTTCCGTTGATTTACGAATGGTTTGATTTGGGTGCACGGGGCGCTCAATGTCAGGTGGCGTGTATTCGGGGGCAATTGGTGCATCGCCAACTTCTTCAAACCAAGTATCACCACCAACTATGTTTGGGTTGGTTGTTTTGACGCCAAACGAAACAGCGCTATCGTACTTGTCCGTTACCTTACCATCCACATCAAAGCCAATAATTTGACCTTTTAAGACTGCGCCGCAAGTGTCGTTTTTGTACTCGTACTCGGCGTAGTCAGCGCCGCTTGCATTGATTGTGCCACCAGCGTTGATTGACCTTGACGTAACCGAATCTTTGCCCACACCAACAGCGGTATTTGCACTACTTGCGCCATAAGCGCTGACCACATAAAAAATTGCGCTTTCTATCCCATTAACGCTACGAACAGTAGCAATGCGGTTGCCTTGTGTGCTTGACGGGCTAGTAAAATAAATGTCTTTGCCAAGGTCAAAAAAGAAATTGTCACTGGCGTTAGCGTAAATGTTATTGGTGACCGAGCTATTACTTTTAATAGATAGATTTCTTTGCGGCCCAAGTTCAATAGCGGCGTTAGCATACGTGCCGTTTACTAAAGCTAAACCCCAACCGCAAGACAATCCAGCTTGGTCGCCAAACGCGGCGCCGCTTGTAGAAATGTTATTTGCTATAACGCCGTTATTCCACGTTCCACCACCAATGCCGCCTATTTGCATTGCTGGGCCGGTATTTGTGGTGTTAAAAATATTTACGTAAAGTCCAGCCGATTGTGTGCTTATCGTAGTGCCCGCAGAAGACTCTACGTCAATTTCCATACCAACCAATTTAGCGCCAGTTGTTGACGGCTCATTTGTTGCAATTGAATTTATGCCAAATGCAACATCATTGTTGGTTATTGTTCTGGCAATCACCATTTGGCCTACAACAGACGCAGTAGAGTTGTTGTTTACCGCATAAATCCATTGGGCTGCGTATGGGCTGTCTGTACCATTTCCATAGGTTGAATTAAATTCTTTGGAGATGCCAAAGTATGTTCCAACAGGGCCACTAGGCCAATACCCACCTACACCTTCAAACGGGTACGAACTTTGTTCAAAAAGATGTTGGACCTCCGCAACTGAAGCAATAACAGCCAGTGAGTTTTTATTTTCCCAAAGGTAGTCTACATTTGTAGGCGTGTTGGTCAAAAACGATGACCCATATTCCATGTAGGCTCTTGAACCAGTAGGCGCTGCCACTGTGCTGCTTAATTTGTAGACCCCTGACGGAAATAAAACACGAACTCCATTTGAAGCGTTAAATGCATTGGTGACGGCAATAGCGTCATTTGCTACGCCATTGCCAACAGCACCAAAGTCTTTAACGCTTATAAATTCGCGCAGCTTGGCTTGCACCGTGGTTGGTACAGCACCAGTGCCAGCAGGGTCATAAATGATACCGGCAGCATTTGGGCTGAGACCCGTTCCGTCTGGGAAACTATAAACCATAGTGCCATTACTATCTTGCACCAAGATGCTGAAGTTCACCGCATCTACAAAAACCTGAGCAGGCGTACCCGCATTGGAGATGTAACCATTGATCGTCCGCAGTGGCTGTGCTGCAATGATCGTCAGGGCTTCATCAAAGTAAGCGACAACTGGGTTTGTCTGTGGCTGCAGATTTGCCACACCAATCCAGACATATCCATTGTCTAAGGGCTGTCCATCACGGTCTTGAAAAACTGGAAACGGGACTTGAATTGAGAGTGCGGACATTTATTTATTCTCCTAAAGGTTGCAAAGCCTGTCGAACCCTGTTTCTGACTTCACGATTTTTGACATATTTTGATGCCTCTTTTAAGGCTGTGGCTGCTGGCGCTGGAATACCAGTCAGGCCAAACGTCATCACGGAGTCTAGTGCAACTTGCAATGCTGATGCTGTATTCGAAAAATTTATTGCGCCCGGTGGTGCTGTATAGATGTCAATCGCTATTTCACCGAGGTCTCTAATTTGCTGGGCTTGTTTTTTGCCATACAAACTTTCGAGCTTACCTTCTTTGTCTAAAGACCGAATCACCCCATTCAGCTTGTCAGGAGAAATCAAAGGTTGACCACGCTCATCCCTTTGTGCTGTTGACAGTGCTTTGTTGATGATGAAGCGAATAGTGTTTGACTTCAGTTCATTCCATGATTGCTTGCCATCTGGTCCAGCAGTGAGCAAAGTCTTTCTGATCTTGTTCATCTCTTCCAGTGGAGCATTGATGATGATTTTGTCAAACACATCATCAAAAGCAATAGTGCGTTCGTCCGTGCCTCGCTTAGTTGACAGCAGTTTTGCTGTCAGACCAACGTTTTGAAATTCGTTAGAAAAATCTTCTCTTAATTTCCGAGCTACTTTATAAGATTCTCCGCCCTTGCCTTCTGTCCCTTTATCAATGGCATTGTTGATTTTCCCAGCCATAAGAGCTTGGCGTTTATCAGTCCAATCAGTTGCTTGATTAACAAACTGCCGCAAAAGTTCCGTATCGTCAATCGGTCGAGCTTGAGGAAATAAGTTTCCATCAGCATCTTCTGCCAAAACCCCAAGTCTGATAGCTTCTTTGCGGATAGGCGCAACGTTTGCTGCAACGCCTTCAAAACGCTGTACATCAGCTGCCGCCGTAGCCAAAGCATCCAATGTGACTGGTTCACGCATTGACCCATCTTCCCGAGCTTTTGTATAAGCGTCACCGACCCTTCGTCTTTGTACTTCGGCTTTGTTAACTACAGCTTGGCTTACGCCTTTTCCAATATCTCTTACATCTACAAGCAATGGTTCAGTGCGGTCAACCATTGCATCAAATTGCTGGATTAAGTTTGCCGTTTGATTGCTTACCCGTTCCCGCAAAGGCGCACCAACATCACCAATTTTTGCGGTTTCTTTTTCAAACTGAAGGTCTGCAAAATTCCTTGTTCTTTGCCCAGCAGTTAAACCAGCAGGGCCAACAAAACCAAGTTGTTCAGCAGTAGTTACTCTTTGCAAGTCAGCAGGTGTTGCTGCCGCACCCACAGAGACTCTACCCGCTGCTGGAGCTGTTGTTGGGGTCTGCATGCCAAAGGTTTGACGCACGGCTGTGGTTGCAGCTTGTACTGGCCTTGCAATGGCTTGCCCTGTTGTAGTTGCCGCTTGCTGTGCTGCAGCGACTCCACGCTGGGCTGTGGCTTGTACGATGGGGGCTGCCTGCCTTGTGGCTTGCAAAATCTGTCCTGGAGCTGCAATCAACGGCAAGACTGGCGGCAAAGCAGCCGCAAGTTGGCCTACAGCTTGCACTTGCGATTGACCAGCCTCAGTGCGGGGCTGATATGTCAAAGCCTGTGCGCCTTCGGCTGCTGCCCTTCCTACCTCTCCTACGGCCTCTGGCGTTCCAAACTCACCGGAAAGAATCTGCTGGGCAAGGCCCTTGCCTGCGCCATAAATAGTGCCAACTGTGCCGCCTGTAAGTGCTGTACCCACTGTCAAGGCGGTCTCACCAGCGCCAACGATCTGATCTAGCACGCTTGGTGCTTGAGGTACAGGTGCTATCTGCTGCTGCATTACGGCTGTGGTTTCACGGCCTTTTGCAGTCTCATAAGCCTTGGCAACCGTCTCAAAATCAGGCGTGCCACGCTTATCAGCGTTTTGGACTATCCAAGCAGCATATTCTTGTGCTGTTGCCATTTAACGGACTCCGCGCAAAATTGCATCAGCTTGTGCCTCGATACTTGTTTGCACAGGTGCAGCCGCTGGCGCTTGATTCGTTGGAATTTGTGCAATGCGTCTCTGCCGCTCATCATCAGCAACTTGTGCTGCGGGTCGATATTTTGCAGAAACATCACCAACAATCCGCTGCGCAAAATCGTTGAAAGTTTCACCAGGCTTTGCAGAATAGTCACCAGCGATAAAAGTGCCTTTTGCGCGAGTCAGCAAGCCATTGTTTTGAGACAGCCAGTCAGTTTTAGCATTGTTGATTGCTGAGTCAATGTCTTGGAGCTTCGCCGTCCCACGCAAAAAGGATGCAAGTGTTGCGGAATTTGCAGTTTCAGGCGGTATGCCTTTTAGTGCTAATTCAATGTCTTTGTCAGTTGCAACACCAGGAGGCAAGGACTTAATAGCCACTGAGTTCCTGACTCGGGTGTATTCATTGCGGATTTGAGTCCACGCATCTTGATTACCAAGTTGCGCTGCAAACCATTCCGTTGCTGATGTGAGTCTACCCTTACCGCCCTGCGCTGTTTCAATGCGAGTCGCAAGGTCGTTGTACTGCGTTGCAGCCTGTTTAGATGTTGCAGATTGCGTTGCCGATTCATTTATAAGTTTTCTTGCGCCCTCTGGAATTTCAGTCAATCGTTGTTGAATTGCTGATAATTTTTCTGCTACGGTAGCTTGCGTTACTTGTCGATCAAGATTGAGTTTTGCAGAACGATCGGTAATTTGGCTTTGTAAATTTTTAATGTCCCAGTTTGTTTTATTAAGGCCAGCAATTTCAACTTGTTCAGCATACTTAGCTTGAATGCCTGCTTTGTCAGCATTTGCCCGAGCCAGTAGCGCTTCAGCAGCCGCTTTCTCTGGTGCGTTGGTAGCAGTCGCCAGCGCTGTCGTTGCATCTGCAATAGCCTTGTCTGCCATCGCAATGGCTTGGCTCAATTCAAATGGTGCTTTAGCTTCAGCTCTGCGTGCATCCCTTACAGTCGTGATGCCCTTATACCATTCCGCACCGAACATGCCAGCGCCGAGTGCTTCGGCTCTATTAGCTGCTTCAGTGGGGCTAACTTCAGCAATCTTGAGGATGGTTTCTAATGCACGTTTTTGATTAGGGTCTTGCTCTGCACCAATGCGTTCTTGCAGCATTGTTTTTGCCACTTCTGGGGCGGCTTCTAGTGAGAGTAATAATTCGCTGGTGAATCGTTGAGCACCTTGCTTTTGCGCTGCACCCATGTTTTCACCGATCAGCTTGAGTGCATCAAACTGCTGCTTGTTTGCGCCTATCAGCAAAGGTTGCAATTCATCAATTCTGCGCTCAGCAGGTGGCTTCCTAAAAAAAGAATTTAGGCCAGACTGAAACTGCTGCTGCTGTGCCAATGCTGTCTGTCTTGCTTGAGCTTCTACATCACGCTGGCTTCTCGCAGCCTCAAGGGTTTCACGGCCTGCAGCAAACTGCAAGCCTTGTACCGCCGCTTGAAACGGGGTTTGTACGTCAATGTTGTAATCAACTGTTGGGGGTTGTCCGATTGCCATAATCAATCCTTAAAAGCCGCCGCCAGGTTGCATTGGAATCATTGTGGGGTCGCTATACATCCCGCTTTGACCGCCGCCATAACTACTACCAAAACCACCGCGAGAACCGCCCATAAACTGTCCGGGCAAGTTGAATATCGGGGCATAGGCTTTAGCTTGTGCAATGTCACCACGGGCCATCGCTGCGCCTTCTTGACCCATCAATGTCGCCACGTTTTCGCCTGTCTTAAAGCCAATATCACCGACACCAGCCGCAGAGCGTTGGCCTAATGTGGTCATGCCGCCCAAGCGCCCATACTGCTCCTCAATAAGTTGATTCAGCACCTGTGGCCTGAACTGAGCAAGTGCTGCTTGAACATTGCCGCCACGAAGCCCACCAGTAGCTGATGCTCTTTGCAGTAAAGCCTCTTCACCCTGACGGGTTAGTTCTTGGAAACGCTGGCCGCCGCTAATACGCTCAATGGCTGCGCGTTCAGCCTCTGGTCCTCGCAAACCGAGAAACGCTTGCTGCGCTTCAAGTGCTGGAACACCTGCCTCTGTATAAGGCTTTAGCAAGTTTTGAATAAAGTCAAACTGTCGGCGCTGCTCATCAATGCCTGCTCTAGCAGAGCCTGCTTGTGATGCTGCTGCGCTCTCGGCTGCATCGGCCTGCATTGAGCCGCCGATGATTGTTGCGGCTGCGGTTACTCCCGTGACTGGATCAGGCATTGCCAAACTCCTTCATGTAGTCTTCAAATTTCTCGCCGTACAAAGCCATCACATGATGACCGTGCTTGGTGGCGTATCCAGCCCCATGCACAAGCGAAAGGGTCATTAAAATCAAATCGTAATAGCCAGCTCGCCAAACAAATGATTTTGCATCTGCCTGACCATCGCGCTCTGTTGCGTCTGATGCTTGCCACTTGAGAATGGCAGTAGCCAGCAAAGGCACTAAATGGTGGCTGTTGGCAATGAAAAAGGCATTCTGGTGCATACCCACCAAGGTGTTCCAGATGGTTGCATTGAGGTCTTCCCGTGCTACTTGGTCGCCATCGGCAACATCATCAAAGACTTGGATAGCGTTAAAGACCATGAGCAGCCACTCTACGGCAGGCGTAGGCAGCATAAAAACCTTTGTCAGGTTCTCTCGCAGTCCATCGGTCATGCACAACTCCTAAATAGGGAAGGCCGCTGGATGCCAGATAGACTCAGCGGCTTGATTTTCGCACAAATTGCCAAAAGGTCAATCGTCCATCTCTCTGTCTTCCCAAGCCTGACAAACCCGCATATCGTTACAAATGAAGTTCAGCTTCTCACAGTGACCCCTGAACCCTGCGCCCTTGTCATAAGCTGCCATTGGGATGCGCTCAATCCTGACTTGGGTCATCAGGCTGTTATCGTAATATTCGCAGTTTGAGCAGTGCTTGCGCCTTGCGTCCTTCTCATCGCACTGCATAGCCTCTGCCAGCCCAGCGTAGAACTCTTTGTTTGCGCCAGTCTCATTGGTGGGCATTTCAGGGCCATAGTTCCAGTCAGCAACTGCGACTGCATAGTTCTTTTTGTTCTCTGCTGTGGTAACAAAACCCTCATCCATCGGCAAGCCATTAAAGCCCCGTGGAATCATCATAAATTCTTTCATGCTGTGCTCCTTATGAAATTTCTCGGCCTGATGCGCGGATGGTCAGGGATGTCCCAGCCCCTGCCAGCGTAGATATAAAACCACCAACGTCCAATGCCTGACCCACCAGCTCGGGGCATGTGTAGGTCTCATCTGGCACGATAGTTCGTGCATCAATAATCAGATTAGATGCACCCGCTGACCCTGAAACAGTGACCAAGTTGCAACTAAAAGTCACATTGTTGCCACTGGTGTTCGTCACAGTGAACTTGTCAATGATGGCCTTGACGTTGGTGGCTGTGTATTGGGTGGTTTGGCTGTTCTCAGCTTGCTTGGCTGGAATCAGCACTTTGATGATGACGGTCACTGGACACCTCCGATATTGTTTGAAACTGTCAGGATTATGGACGGAATAGCTGGAACTGGGGGTGTTGCGACAACAGAAAGCAACTCAACGCTCAGGCTGGTGGTTGAAAACATCATCTCAACGTAATCCCCCGCCTTAAGGTCAAAAAAGTAATTTAACGATGAAAATATCTCAGCGTTATTGCCCTGAATCCTGATCTGGCTAGCACTGTCTGGCACATCAGTTCCGTTAAGGCGAAACCAAAAATAGAACTCGTCCGTGCCGCCTGTGGTTTTGTCCAACTGAAACGATGTATCAAAGTTATAAATGCCCTCGCTGTCCACAATGATGCGCGAAGTAGGCGAGCCGATAAACACGCCATTGCTTAAGTCGGTGCTGTTAAATGTGATGGCCTTGGCGGTGTTGATGGTCGTGGCCGTCTGAGTAGTGGTGTCGTAAAACGACCCATATCTTGCCCGTTTGAACTCCCTTGGCGGCGGGGTCATCTGCAAGCCCTCAATGGCTTTATTTAGCTTATCTACCAACGCCAGAGCTTGGTTTGCTTTGTTCTCAGCTATCGCAGAGTTAATAGCTGATTCTTGAGCCAGTGCAGCAAGCTGGGCCAATGCGCTGTTGGCTGTGGCGGCTGCGGTGTCGGCTTGGAACTCAAAATCCGTTCCCGTGATGACCTGTAACTGGTCAACAGTGGAAAACAGCAATTCAAACTGACGAATCTGCTGCTGGTCAGTCAGGAACTCCGCAAGCTGGTCTCGCGTTAGATTTAACTTGCGGGAAATGGGTGCGGTTGCCATTAGTACGCCAGTGGTTCAATTTGAGCCTCAAGACGCACATAAGAGACATGGGCATCGCTATCGCCACGGAAACGCTGGATGCGCCAGTTCCTCATGTGACCCTGCTGGAACCATGCAAGGCGCTTCTTTGTGTTGCCAATCATGCCAACTGAGATAAACTTTTCTTGGCTGTACGACTTGCCATCCAATGAGTAGCTGGTGCTGATTTGCGGGTTCTTGCCAAGCGCAATGCTACCCGTCAGGCTGACCAGCTCAAGCTCGTTAAATATCGTTCCGTTGCTTTCGTTGTAGACGATCAACGTGCCGAACTCCCAGCGCACTTGCTGCCCCCAGTGATGGCCTGTATCCTGTACCAGATAGCCAATGTTGCTTGATTGCGGGTCGCCCACCAGCCACTTGTCGTAGGCGTAAACCATGTTTCTAGCTCGGTATTGAGCCAAGCCTGACAGAGTGCTGACCAAGATAAACCACACTGGTGTTTGCAAAGCCTCAGATGCAGCCGCATCGTAAACAAGGGTCTGGTCAGGCAGATGCACATAAAGGTGCTGGTGGCTTTTGTCGTTTCTAGCCTCTAGCTTGACCACCGCTAATTGCGCCTCGGTGTACTGAAGCAAGATATTGTCAACCTCTTGCGTACTGACTTTTTGGGTGGTTGCTGCTGCACCAATGTAAATGCCTGGAGCTTCGTTCCTGCCACTACCCAAGAACGCAATGCGCTCAATGAATACGCAACAGGCTTGAGTGCCGACAACGCCCTTTTGTATCTGTGCGCCATCAATTCGTGCGAATGGAAACAGCTCACCGCCCACGTTGTCGAACACCTCAATCGTGTTGCGGTTCAGCGCATAGACCTCGTTTCGCAGTTTGAGCAAAGCTACTACAGGGTCAGGGTCAACCTCTGAACTACCGTACTTCAGCGGGTTAACTTGAGTGGGGTCTGACAGCTCAGTGACTACCAAGAACTCGCCATCGGTGGTCATGAAGTAACCATCCACCCAAACCACATCCAGCACCACGCCAAGATCAAGGTCGGTGACTTGCGTCAGGGTTGTCCCATCCCAGTAATAAAGCCGCCCACCCGAGGCAATCGCCAACAGATCAAAGCTGTAATCAAAGGTCACAAGCTGGCTTGTTGGCCCACCTACATCGCCCAAGATGGTGACAGCGCCAGCGCTAGAGACCTCAACCAGCTTTGTACCCATTACACGGTAACAGTCGCCTTGCCAGTTGATGCCGCCACGGTCAGTGCCTGGCCCAGTTCCGTTTGCCACAATGCCATCGCCTGGCCTTAAAAACCCATTGCTGATGCCCGACTGTTTTGGTACAGGCACAAGATTGACTGGGTACGATGTCCGCAGCTCAGGGGTGTTGTCGGTGTAAATACCGTTAACGATAGGTATTTGCATTATTTTTTAGCCTTGTTTCGGGCTGATATTTTCTTTGCCTTGGCTTGTGCGTCAGCCTTAGACGATGCGCCCCAAGCCTTCAGGCTTAACAGTAAACGAGTGGGTTCACCATCTTTATATTCAGGGCCAGCGTTGCCACCCATGCGAGCCAGAAACGATGCTCTACGAGGGTTGTCGCCAGTCTTGACGGGAGGCTTCAGGTTCATGCCCTGAGCCTTAGCAGCAGCCCTACCCTTGGCGTTCAGACCGCCCTTTGGGTTCTGTCCTTCTTTGCGAGCAAAGGCTGGAGTTTTCATCTAAACCCTTTGATCTTTTCCGCAACCTTCTTAGGCTGCTTGGCAAACTGCTTGCCAGCCTTTGTAGCCTCACGCTTTGCACGAGTGGTTGCCGCATACTCTGCCGCAGTCAAGGCTTTGATGGCCTTTGCAGGCAGATAGCGCTCGCCTGTCTCAGACGATGGCTTTCCTGACTTGGTGCGCCAATCTTGCGAACCCCAGTCCTTCAGGCTTTTTTGTGGGGCTTTCATTTATAGCCTCCACCCTTTTTCTTGTACTCCACCGCCAGCAGTTGTGCTTTTCGGGCTGACCATTCATTTGGATCGCCGCCCTTTGTCCCTGCCTTTATTTTCTCAAATAAGGCTTTGCGCATGGTTGGCTTCGTGTAGTTGCCAGCTGCATTGACTGAGGACTTGGGCTTGGTAGCCATTACGCAACCACCGCACCACGGAATCCAACGACCCACCAGTCCGTACCAGCAAACTGGAGAGTCACCGAATCACCAATGGCATTAAATGTGATTGTGGTTGCGCTGCCAAGATTCGTAGGTGTCAAAACACCCGTATCGCCCCCAGCGGCTTCTGCAACATAAATAACTGTCTTGATCTGTCCCTGTGCGCCATCTGCAAGCGTCAGTGCATTACCCGCAGCAGTTGACGTAAATGCAGTGGCAAGACTTGTGATGTTTACGGCACCGGGGCCACTTAAAGCCTGCACTGCACCTGATGCACCAGTGCCACCATTTGCGACTGGCAAAGCACCAGTCACACCAGTCGTAAGCGGTAAGCCAGTGCATGAAGTGAGCACTCCAGAGGTCGGCGTGCCAAGATTTGGGGTTACCAATGTGGGCGTGTTAGCAAATACATTTGCACCCGTGCCTGTTT